GCCATTTTCTGTATAGTTTGCCATTAGATTCCACAATAACATAATTGCTTCCAAGGCTGGTAATACTAGCGAGCTCGTCACTGCCCACGACAGTAACACGATCACCAATATCATACAAGTGTCCTTGAACATATGCCTCCCTTTTCTCAGAGACAGGCTCGAAATGTAACTTATTAAAATAATCTTTTTGTTCTTTTAGTCCCATACCGCGTCTTACTTCATTATATACTTTCTTTGCGTCTGCATTTGATACATTCCGTGGCAGCCCCTGTGAGAATTGTGTGAAGTCTCCTTCATTAGCTAATGATCTCATTTTAGATGCTGACATACCACTAATATCATCTGCATCGGGGTCTCTGTCTCCAGCTGAAATAACGTTAATTTTATTGAAGTTATATAGACCATGTCTACTTTTGACTCCATTATATTTTTTTAACAATGTATTAAATTCGTTAATTCTATCAGAACCAACAACCATTGTTATATTTTTAAATCCTTCATTATATATTTCAGTAACTGCGTCAAAAACTGTTTTTACTTTTTTGCTTAACATAACATTGCGTGCATGCTTAGGAAAGAACTTACGTACAGTCTTAACTTTATATTTAAAATCCAATGGATTCTTTTTAGCATCAGTAGTTTGTGTTAAATATATTTTGTATGGATTATTACCAGATTTTTTTGATAACACGTCCATTAATTTTTCATGACCAGTTGTAGGAGGATTCATACGACCGTATGTAAAATATACAGTCTTTTCTTCCTCTATCAAATAATTTTTAAACGAGTTTATCATTAACCCTTCTTTCTTTGTACTTCTTTTTTACGTACGTCTTTAAATAATCTTTTAGCTAGTCTTTTGATTCTTTGCTTTAATGCAGGTTTGTCTAATCTTTTTTCAATTTCTTGTTTTCGCGCAAATGATAATTCTCTTTTCGGTATGCCTCTTGTTAACTTGCTAGCAATTTGATTTCTAGCTTGTCTATTTGCTCTTTTTTCAAGTTTGTCTTTAGGCGCCATTTTCCTTTTGGCTCTATCTCTACCGATTTTAATTCTTGTTTTCATTCTCTTCATGAGCCGAGAGCGTTTCATTCTTTGTTGTAGGTTTAATGCTTCATCTACATCTTTATCGGTTTCAGGTGGCATTTCATCTGGCCATCTGGCTTCATCAGCTGATTCTTCTTTCATTAAACCGTTCTTTTTTAAATTAGCTGGATGTAATGGATGCTTAATACCATAAGGAGATTCAGGATTTGGATCTGCTTTTTTTGGTCTGCCTTTTAAATCATTAGGATCAACAATTGCTTCTTTCTTAATAATTTCTTTATCAACTTTAACCATACGAATGCCAACTTTACCGTCAGGCTTAGTATATTTTTCTGGTTTACGATCTGCTGATTGAACAGAAGCGTTTACAGCTTTTTTAATGTCAGCAGTTCCTGGGCCGTTATGATAGGCCACTTTTAACCTAGAATATTTTGAAGTGCCTTTTGGTCCTTTTACAGGTACCATAAGATTTTTAAGATCTTTATCTTTCTTTAAAGAAAGTTCAGAAAAAGTTTTTAGTCCAGCCATTAATTCCTCCCCGGCTTATCCCATCCTTTTATAATTTCTGGTGAAAAGTTGGCGTATGAGAATTCCATACGATCAACAATTTTCACTGCATCACCACCAAGTTTGTCAATAGCGACATACCCTTCTTGACCCGTTACCTTATACCCATCACGTGTCTTAAGAAAAGTCTGTGCACTATTTAACCTATTTAGTATATTTATAATTTTTAATTTTGCTAGAACTATAGATTTTTGCAAATCAAACATCATTTGTAAACTAACTTTATTTTGTGGTGAAAAGAATTGTAATACATCATCTAATTTTTTTTGTTGTGCGCCTTTACCTTTTTCGGTTTTCCTTTTATTTATCTCTTTTTGAAACTTTAATTTTATGTGTGTTATAAGCTTATCAACATGTGTTTTAGTATTACCAACAACTTCGCCTTTACGCACATATGTATTATTAAATGTTTCTATATAGCCAGCAAGAGTTTGATCTTTTTCAAGAGTTTTCAATGTTGTACTAGATATTTTATTAAATATTCTACCACAATTACTTAAATGTCCGTTGACTTCATCAGTATCTTTTTTAGTCATCGTGAACTGAGTCATATCTCTAAGCATTGCGTCTTGAGACCAAACGTTTGTACTAGGTTTAAATTTGCTTATATCCACGCCGTAAGATGCTTTCATTGTTTCAAATGTTGAACCTATATATGTGGTATGCCATACAACACCAATCTTTGCGGCCTTAACTTTCTTTGCAGCTTCAGTTCCAGATGGAACAGCATATACAATAGTGTTAGGATGAAAAGTTACGTATTGTTTACCTTGTAGTTTTTTTGTTTTAACTTCACCTGAATTAAATAAAAAGTCACCTTGTATCACGCCTTTGATACCAAGTTCAGGCAAATACTGCAATGCTGCTTTTAATTTCTTATTAAGTTCACCACTTGTATCATCATCAACATCTGCATTTGTTTTGTATACTTTAGGATTTGTATTGAATATTCCTTTTTTAGCTACAAAAAACTTACCGTCATTTGGATCTGTACCAGCAAATACTGCAGGAGCTCCATCCCATTTGACACTAACGTTTCCGTCATGCACGCCTGCAACCATGTCGCGTAAAGATCTTAAAGCTAATATAGCTTCACGAGTTCCATTGACACCACCATAGAGAACTTTGTCTTCTATGTGAGTCATATGTGTGTTTTTTTGTTCTGATATGAATTCTATAAATCTCATGATGCTACTATCTTTGGTTTAATTGTTCCTTGTGTTACTACATCTACAAATATTTGAGATTCTTTAACATCACCAATGTGATATACCTCACCCTGTTTTTGTTTAGGCGTAGTATTAATTATAAGTATTAATGGATTTTGATTTAAATATTTGGATGCAGCTATACGATACGGTTTTTCTACGTTAGTATTCCATTGCGCTGCTAAACTTTTATCTTTCATTATTGCTTCTATTTGAGAACCGTTAACCCCATTTTTTTCTCTTCCCATTTTCATTCCTGGATCTACCATCTCTCTTAATTCAAATGCAGCCTTTACCATTTTGTCCATTGGTACAGTTCCACCTAATTTAAAATCTTTATAAGAGTTTTGTTTAGCATTAAAATTTCCAGCTTTAACTTCATAGCCTTGAGGGCCAATTTTAATATCGACACCTGCTGAAGCGCCACCACCTAAATGCGCATCATCTAATAAAAAGAATAATGTAGCTTCGCCTGGTCCAACACCTTTAAGATTATATGAATGTAAAGCTCTAAACTTAGCAGCATTTTCACTTTTTAATTCTGCAACTAACTTATTCAATTCACGTTTTGTAGGTTTACCTTTTATGGTTTTATTTAAATCAAACTTTGGAAAGAAATGAGTCTTAAAGAGAAATTGTATTTCTGCTTTGTAATCAGTACTAATGAAATCATTTGAAGTTAAATTAAATGAAGTAACTTTTTGAGCTCTTTTTAAGAAATCGCTATTCAGATCTTCTACTTTAGCCATAGCCATCTCCTTAATAAAACTTCTAAATTTTTTCATAATAATCTCCTTTGATATTATTATACACTATTTATACAAGTTTGTACACTAAAAAAGCGCCCTAAGGCGCTTTAATTAAATGAAAGATTTTATTTAAGACTTATTTTTAATAGAAGCTTTACCTTTACCTGATAAATATTGCACAGTTTGTGGTGGATTAAAATGCTTGTTTATAAATTTTTCTATGATGTTAGTTAACCAATCCACATTAAGCCTCTTCTTAATTGATGTACATCATTATTTATTACTTGTTGCGGTTATCAGTTGTTACAGTTTTATTAAACTTTTTTCGTTGAGAGTTTTTCTTTTTATCTTCATTACGTTGATTAGGATCGTACTGTTGAAATGCTCTTAAGCCATTTTCTTTAGCCCATGCAGCTATCATATCTGGTTTATGTTTCATTTGTTAAACCTCGCTGTGTATCTTCTTCCTTCGTATGTGAAAGTGATTGACGAGTGCGAGTATACTCTTCGAGACTCTTCGTTATACCTCGTTTGAGTGCTGCAGATTCTCTTAACATTGCCGCTAGCGCTACTATTTGAATGACCAAGCATGCCACCAATAATAGCTCCGATTGCTCCACCATCTTTTTCTCCTTTAATGTTATTACCTAAAATTCCACCAATAATTGCACCTGTTAATGCATCAGCAGTCTTATCGCCTGATGTAGTTCGATCTCTACAAACTTCAACATTATAAGGTTTTTG